GGAATTCTTCCCATAACTCCTGAATCTCCACAATCAGCGCATCTATGTCGGCAGTGAACTTTCCAATGGTGTCGGTTTTAAAGCTGTTGAATAACTCCTCCGCCTCAACAGCCAAATCTTTGAAGTATTGTGCCGTAGCTTCCCAATCTATGTTATTAAACCAAGCAATGACATCCTTAACAACCTTGAGTTTGATTATTTCTTTATATAGGAGTTGGGCGCCGAGCCCCAATAGGTAGAATGGGGCTACGAGGGCCGTAAGAACTGTTTCGGCCACTTTTAGAACGTTTAACCAGTCTCCTTTATCTAGTTGCTGTAACCACTTAACAACTTTGTCAACAACTTTTAAATCTAGAAATTTGTCAACCAATTCTTTAACTTTGTCAATGAACTCGCCTATTCTCGCGATAACATCAGCAACAACTTTGTCGAAGAAACCAGTCTCCTCTGCAAAGTTTTTGAATTGGAATATAGCCGTACCTAGGTCAGACGTAAAATCTAACACGGAACCGCTACCACCTAATAGTGTCGAGATAAGTGCGACAATAGGTTTTAATACGGCCTTTATAACCATAAACACAATAGCTATAGCGGAAAAGACACCCCGCATAGAATTCCCGAATCGTCTCGAGTGATCGCCAGAATCTTTTAGAAACCAGCCAAGTTGCTGGAAAAGATAGGTTATTCTGAATAAATCCGAGACGTCCATTGTCCCAAAAACTTCTTTAAACGCCCAAGTAACACGATCTAAAAGACCGACCATGCCATCCAGCATGTTCATAAAGGCTTCCACAAGCTTGTTTCTACCGCCCAGCCTTTCCCACGTCTCAAGCAAATTGTTTCTGGCATCAGATGACGCATCGATTACTCCGCCAATAAGTCCGGCAACGCCACCCCATAATTCTTTAGCCTGTTCGAAGTCGCCAAATATAAGCCGCCAACTCACGGCCCAACCACTCCCTAAAGCTTCGCCTAGCGTGTCTTTCAAGGCCGTAAAAGTCTTAACCTTGGTCGCCGCGTCATTAGCAATAACCGCAAGTTTTTGAATCTCGACGATTTGCTCTGCGGTATACCCCATAGATTCTAATTGGGCATCTGTTAAGTCGCCCGTGAATTGTGAAAGAGTTTCTAATAGAACTTCTGAAGATAGCCACCCAGTATTAAGGCTTCCACGGAAATCGTCTTGTGCGGCTGTCATGTCGCTTAAAGAAGCTCCATGCACCTTGGCTGTTGTGATCAAGGCATCTTGGAATAATTGGCCGCCCAAACCGGCAGTCTGGACACTATTCCAATCCATGAGTTTGACTGTTCCGGTAGAAAGAGCCTGACTTAACTGGTACATCGCCGTTGCTGCTTGTACCGAGTTTGAGCCGGAGACTGCGGCCAAATTCGCGATACCCTTAATCGCCTGAACAGAGGTATCCAAGTCCACACCGGCTGCCGTAAAGGTGCCGATGTTCTTAGTCATCTCCGTAAAATTGTAAATGGTTAAGTCGGCGTATTCATTAAGTTCGTCGAGCGCGTCAGTAACGTCTTGCAGATTTGTTCCTGCTTTCGAAGTGTTAGCAAGAATTGTTTGTACAGCGTTGAGCTGTGTCTCGTATTCTCCGAAGCCATCGCTCATCGCGCCGAAAGCTACGGTATTAGCCAAAGATTTAACACCACTAATAACCGCATCTGTGATTTTAACTACCATAGCCGCAGCGGCAACGCCCACAAGGCTCATTTTATTATTTATAGATTCTAAACTATCTGACATAGCGCTAAAATCCAGATGTGATGCCTTTTCTAATTCGGCAAACGCTTTTCCTTCGCTGTCAAAATTGAATGATTTCTTAAAGCTAGATAAATCATCTGTGGATTGTTGTACGCCCTTTCGGAACTTCTTGGCGTCAAACTCCATCTGTACAATATTTTTTTCAATTGTGGTGCTCATGGAAGGACCTCCTCCACCAATGCGTCATGAAGGGCATCATATATTGGTTTTAATGCCGGATTTATTATATCGCGACCGGGCACAAAACCACCGCCTTTCGTTGCGTGGCCGTATTGTAATAAAAGAATCAATGGTGCGTCGCCAGCTACTTGATTATTCTTCCAAATTAATTTCCAATGATCCTTTCCGCTTCTCTTAACCTCATAAGACCAACCAGCAGCCGTAGCTCCACTGTCCGCCGGAGTGGCTTTCGCAAGAGCCGAAACCCCTAGCGCCCCATATTTTTCTAATGTGCGCCTTGGGTTAAATTTTTCTATTTTTTCAAAGTAAGCGAAAGTCTTCTTAAAATCTGGTACTTTAGTTACTTTTATCATCCGGCCCGCCTCGCTCTATTCATATTACGTTGATATCGTGCCGCATCAGCCGGGGACATCTTGTCTTTTCCGGAAGCTTCTTTCTCTTTCAAATTGCAAATATCTATTAAAGTGAGCAAACGATTGATGTGCCACTTCTCGTATTCGTTAGGGATGTTAAATCGGACCATCCAATAGTATATCAGCTCGGTAGTCACAACTATCTTAGGGTCGTTGGGCTGATTTATTTTGTGAATCGTTGTCGCTGAGTTTGGATTAGCGATATAATCTCGTATTTCTTTGCCGTGGTCGCGATAGAGACTGTTTGGTAGGTGGAATGGGATTTTGCCTATAACCATAGACTCTATATATGATAATTCTTGTTCGTGAGTCACTATGCCTTCTGCTTTGCCTTTTACTGGCAAAAAAGGCTTGTGCCAAATCGACTCCCATTTGGACATAGAAATAAGGGAATGTTCAAGCTGAACCGTTGTGGGCTTTATCTTAAGAAATAGATTCTTTTCCGAATCATAAAGTTCTTGTTCTGCCATGGATAGTTTAAGCATTCCCTATATCTCCAATGTTACATATTCAACTAAGCCTAACCCGCAGGCTGCGGCTCAATATATGTCTTAGATAGTACTCCGTTGAAGAATTCGGCAGCAATATCCGGAGAGATTGCTAGCGAAGAGAACAGAGCACTGTAAGCAGCGGATGCCAAGAAGTCATCTACGACATCTTTATTCTTGATGAAGCGGGTGCCATCTGAGTTCTTAACGCCGACGGACATCTGAATGAGCCTTTCGAAGAGCGAAAGCATTTCTTGCGCCGTCGTATTCTCATCGAAATTCTGAACGTAGGCGGCAAGACCCGGCTGGAATTCAGCATCTAACCGGGTCACTTCGGCCTCATTAAGATTGAAGTACCAGACTTCGCTGGTTTCTTCACCATTGTAACCAATGAATTTGATAGTTTTCTTTAACACGTTTTAAATCTCCTTATTAAGATATTAAGTAAGTAGGGCGATCAAGGCGTCGGGCAAAGGCAGCTCTGCGTCGGTCGGACTGTCCGTACCGTATAGCACGTCTTCAAGAGCAGACAGGTTACCCGACGTCAAAACACTCTCATCGAGAGTTATCTTAGAAACAGGGGCTTGCCCGCTCATTGCTACCGGCGTCGACTTAGCCTCGAAGCTAAAGGTCGCTGCTTCCGGGCTGTCATTGATGGTAGCGTGGGCAACTTCTGAAGGTTGGGCGATCAAACCATAAGCTATATGGATCTTATAGTTTGCGGTCTGTCCATCGGCCTCATTGCCGTAGTATGAGCGATAGCAAATACCGAACGGTATACGAGGCTGTTGACCAAAGCTAACGCCAGGATCAGTACCATCCGGCAAAATTCCTAGACAAGCCAGAAACTCTTCGGGGAAGGTGTAAGATTCAATCGACAGATCGAAGGTTTCGACCGAGACCAACTGCGCGTACTTCGCGTTGTTAGCCCACAGATCGGTAATTTCGGCACCCGAGGGTTTCTCGGTTACATTGATAAGCCCTTCCCAGGCATACCCCAGAGGGTAAAGACCTGAGTCAATGGGATACAATACGCCACGGTCGAGGCCGGACTCGAATTTCTTGTCCGCAGCGGCATTCCAGCTTAGTAAAAAAGGCATTTGTTTTCTCCTATGTAGTGTGAACGGATACGATAAAGACGTCATGAACAAGATCGTTAACCGCATAACTATTATTGCTCGTAATAGCGATACCTTGTGACATTAGTTCATAGATCAGTCTTGTATCGGCGTAGCCGGGACGGTCACTAATAAACGTCACTTGGAATTGTGTTCCAATGGTATACGGCAGGTTGTTAGCGAAACTTGGTTCTTCTTTCTTCGGCTCGTACGTCACACATGGGTATATGAGTTTGTGATTTCCTGAGGGTCTAAATATCACAGGCAAATCGGGAAACTTAGTTTCCAGAGCATTCTGCAAATATAGACGTACTTCTTCTTTATCCATTGTACAATCCCCCAAGAGATAGTTGGACACGAGGGTGTATATACTCAATATCTACAACCGCCCATCGACGATTCTTCCACCAAATATATACAACCTCGTTTATGTCTACTGTAGAGCTTTCGGGAGGGATTATACTCAAGATGTGCTTTGCGCGGACTTTTTGGGATTCCATGCTAGGCCAGCGCGCGTTATTACGACGCATCGTACCACTAACGTTGATCTCATCAAACTGTTCTTGATACACTCCGGCCGATGTTTCCTCGAGTCCACGAGCGATCCCGATATTACCCGAAAATCTCATCGCTATGCGGTCTTGGCCGTAACCAGGTTAACAGCGATAGCGCTCTTCGGCTTAGTCAGGGCGCCTGAAATACGAGTCTCGATCAAGTACTCGAGTTTGTTGAAATTCAGGTCAAAGTCGTCGAAAAAGGCAACTGCACCGCCCCTATCCGCACCGACAGTGTAGTCACTCAGATTGACAATAACGCCCATCGTGGCGATATCGTACGTGCCTGCGGGAATAGCGTCGCCATTCTGATCCGCCCCGGTGGGGTCGACCACGTCGGCTTCTTCGAGAGCATTCATAACTGGAACCTCGACAATTCGACCCACAAGCATTGCGGCGGCTAGGGAGCCCACGCTCTCATGAATTCGACGACCGGTGGTGTCCCGAACCGTCAGCATCTTGCTAACCAGACGGGGTTGGCAGAATAGCGTTGGTGAACCAGCGCCCTGGTAATAACCCATGGCGGTCGCAATGTGGTCAACAAACTGCAGAGCCTCGGCGTCATCGAACAGGCCCCAATCTTGCTCATTGCTGACATCGTTGAAGACGGCTTTGTGAGTGTAGACGTCGGAGTCATTATAAATCGGACGAATGTTTACCTCGGTAATTTTCTCCTCATCGACATCAGTACGACCATCGCTGATCAGGATAGCTCGCGCCAATTCCTCATCGAGCATCAATCGCATTTCGGACTTCAGCCAAACGATGAAGTTGAAATCGGTAATATCTACGAGATCGTCTCGATCGATTTTCTGGAACTTATAGACGGTTTTGGGCTCAGTCACTCGCTTCAGAATTGCGAGCACTTCCTCAACCTTCTCATCCCCGGTCACATAACCTTTGGCACGGGCCGCATCGGCCGAAATATTGGCGTACCAGCTTTTGATTCGACCGAACATCCGAGGATGAACACCGTTTAGTACCTTTGGCACCCAACCCATTTCACGATCGGCCCAAAGCTCGGGACCGCCGGGCTGAACCGCTCGGGCGTCAGGGAACATAAAATCGATATCGGTAACGCTATGACGAATGACATCGTCGTCATATTCGTGCTCTTTGAAAAGTTCCCTCAAAGAGGGATGGCTGGTTTTCTTGGCTTTATCCAAGAGATCGATAACGCCCTGGTGCTTCACCATATCACGGCCTTCCGGTTGCGTTTCGAATGGGTTAAAAGTTTTACGCATGTCTGGGTCTCCTTGTGAGATTGTATTTTCTTCAGATTCTTCTGACTCGTCATCATCCTCTTCGGATAACGCTCCGGCCAGATAATGAACAACGTATTTTTGTTTCTCAGAAAGCGTATTAAACACTTCCTCAAAAGTCGGACCATCTTCTTCCTCTTCGTCGTCTGACCCTGGGGGTATCTCTCCAGTCAGAGCGGTGTGCAAGATAGAATCGGCGACCTGTCGTTGTTCTTCGGTTAAAGTGCTATAAATACTACCAACGGTTTCAACGTCATCCCCATCTTCATGGGAAAGATGTTCGTCTTCCGTTTCTTCTGTAGATTCCTCTTCTGTAGATTCCTCTTCTGTAGATTCCTCTTCTGTAGATTCCTCTTCTGTAGATTCCTCTTCGGTGGTCTCACCGTGTTCGAGTTCTTCCTCTTCGATCTCTTCTTCCTGTTCGGAGACCAGATCTTCTAGATCAATCTTTATGCCCGAGTGGATAATCAATCCGTCATGAACCCATGAATCTGGATCTAGAGGATCGGTTGAGTGTCGAATGACTTCGTCAATCTTTGCGCCAGGATTCGCTCCAACGGGCACAAGACTGACTTCTCTAATAACACCGCCAGTTACCGATTTATTGGCAACAACGCCCGGTTCTAGCTCAAACCGACCCACCGTTTCAACGATCTCATTCGCCCAAATGGACAAACTATCGATCGCTTTACTGTGGACGAGTATTTTCGCCTGTTCACCTTGCTTGGTGTTATTGAATGTGGCTTTACCTCTTACTCCGAGGGGTGACTCGTTACGAGTTAGACGGATAGTACCCAAAACATTTGTGATGTCTCTGTTTTGATGGTGCCACACAATGGGCACCGTTTGTCCTTCTTGGTGCGCGAACGCACCATCTCTGATAACCCGTCCGTCGTTACACAACACCTCGTAAGCAGTGGTAATGCCAGAAAAGTCGTACATTTCTGTCATTTGGTGTTTTTACTCCTTATCATCTGGTTTGACTTGTTGTTCTGGTTCTTCTCCAGGAATAACCTGGTCCGATTTATTGAGGTTCTTGTTCCTCAACTCGTCCGCGTTCGGATCTTCACTAGCAACCAAGCTCAACTCGGATCTAACCTCGTTCGAGGTCATTATCTCATTACGAGTGAATCTGTCCGCAGCTTCCGCCAAATCAAGAAGCGGTGCCATTTTGAACAAATCTTGGATTGGCTTTATGATGTTCCCTTGTCTAATAGAAGTCCTACTAAAGAAGGACACAGTCATACCCTCAGCAAAGGCCTTTAGTATTGGAAGGATGGTCTTGTTGTTATAAGCAAGCGTTTCTTCTTGCGTGGCGGTCCCCATGAAGACAGCCGGGGTTAAACCCAACTGGCTATGGAGCTGTTCCATTAGACCATCGATTGTTTGTACTAAAGAGTTTGTAACGGGGCGATTTAACTGTGTAATCTTCTCATGAGTATCTACATAAGCAATACCATACGTGCTTTCATATAGTTGTGCCTCTAGTTCCTCTATTCTGCGACGGGCCTCCGCCTTCTTACGGGGACTACTTGCCGAATAGCTCATTTGAAGGATCAGATCCAATTGCGCACTATACA